TATTGCTCACGTAGAAAAGTGGGTATCAGTCCAGGTAATGAAAGACTACGAACAGATTGTACCTATCGTAGTAGTAGATGCTGTAGCATACTGGGAGCCTCGTAAAGAAGGTCCTGTAAACCTTTCAGAGGTTAAGCAGTGGATTCAGAACCTACGTCGTATTGGATTCGATATGGGCATGGTATCATTTGACCGTTGGAACTCATTTGATATCCAGAACGAGTTAAAGGCTGTCGGTATTCGTACTGAAACTGTTTCTGTTGCTAAGAAGCATTACGAAGACTTGGCTATGCTTATTTATGAAGACCGTCTTGTAATGCCTAATATCGAACTTTTGTTCGAAGAGCTTACAGAGCTTAAGATTGTAAAGCAGAACCGTGTAGACCACCCTAGAAAGCTTTCTAAGGACCTTGCGGATGCTGTTTGTGGTGCTGTGTTTGGTGCTATCTCTCATACACCTAGAGACAGAAACACTGTTGTAGAGATTCACGAGTTCCGTGACCGCAAGCCACAGATTGACTACAACATTGATAATCCTCGCAATGTTATCCATGCTCCAAAAGAGGATGTTGACAGATATTTGCGTCAATTCAACATTGACGTAATTTAAACATTGTGGTAGAATAGATATCTAACCCAAATTTAGAGAGGAGTACAAGTGTCTTTGGATATCGTGTACTTCTCTAACTATTCTGGTAATACTAAACGCTTTGTAGAGAAGCTAACTAATAATGCAAGGAGAATTCCAATTGACTATAATGCTGATGCTGACACCGTTGGTGTTTGCGTTCCTTATATACTCGTTGTTCCTACTTACGGAGGCGGTAGCGAAAAGTCAGCGATCCCACGGCAGGTTAGAGCGTTCCTCAACGTACCAGAAAATAGAGAACTCCTCAGAGGAGTAATTGGGACAGGCAACACCAACTTCGGAGAACACTACTGTAAAGCAGCAGAACTAATCTCTGCTAAAACAGGTGTTCCCATCGTAGCCAGGGTAGAAATCCTGGGTACACCAGAAGACATAGAACTAATAACAGAAAGGCTGGAGATGTTAAATGACACCACAGTATAGCTATCACGAGCTAAATGCAATGCTGAATCTTTATGACCAGAACGGTCAGATTCAATTCGATAAGGACAAGGAAGCAGCACGTGCTTATTTCCTTGACCACGTAAACCTAAACACGGTTTTCTTCCACAGCTTGGAGGAAAAGCTTGACTATCTAGTTGAACATGAATACTACGAAAAGGCAATCCTTGACCAGTATGACTTTGAGTTCATCAAAGATATGTTCAAGCGAGCATACGGATACAAGTTCCGTTTCCCAACATTTGTTGGTGCTTACAAGTTCTACACACAGTACGCACTCAAGACATTTGACGGTGAACGATATCTTGAACGTTTTGAAGACCGTGTGGTGATGAATGCATTGATGCTTGCTCGTGGTGACCGTGCTTTGGTTGCTAATCTAATTGATGAAATCATTTCTGGTCGTTTCCAGCCAGCTACACCTACATTCCTAAACGCAGGTAAGAAGCAGCGTGGAGAGTATGTCTCTTGCTTCCTGCTACGTATTGAGGACAACATGGAGTCTATTGCTCGTGCAGTAAACTCCTCACTACAGTTGTCAAAGCGTGGTGGAGGTGTTGCACTTAACCTAACCAACCTTCGTGAACTTGGTGCTCCTATCAAGAAGATTGAGAACCAGTCTTCAGGAGTTATCCCAGTTATGAAGATGCTTGAGGATGCATTCTCCTACGCCAACCAGCTGGGTGCTCGTCAGGGTGCAGGAGCAGTTTACCTAAACGCTCACCACCCAGACATCATGCGATTCCTTGATACTAAGCGAGAGAACGCAGATGAAAAGATGCGTATCAAAACTTTGTCAATTGGTGTAGTAGTTCCCAACATCACTCTTGAACTTGCTAAGAATGGTGACGACATGTACTTGTTCTCTCCATACGATATTAAGCGAGTATACGACAAGGACATGAGCGACATTTCTATTACAGACATGTACCAGGAACTTGTTGACAATCCAGAAATTCGCAAGACCAAGATCAAGGCTCGCACGTTGTTCGAACGTATTGCAGAACTCCAGTTCGAATCTGGATACCCATACATCATGTATGAAGATACTGTTAATGATGCTAACCCAATTGCTGGACGTATCAACATGTCAAATCTATGTTCAGAGATTTTGCAGGTAAACACAGCAAGCACATACAACAATGACCTTAGCTACGCAGAGATTGGAAAAGATATCTCATGTAACCTAGGATCATTAAACATTGCCAACGCTATGGCTTCACCAGACTTTGGTAAGACCATTGAGACAGCAGTACGTGCATTGACAGCAGTATCAGACCTGAGCGACATTGACTCTGTACCATCAATTGCTGACGGTAACAGAAAGTCACACGCTATTGGTCTAGGTCAGATGAACCTACACGGTTACTTCGGTAAGGAAGAAATGATGTACGGTGATGAAGAGTCTATTGACTTTACCAACATCTACTTCTACACTGTTCTGTTCCACGCTCTACGTGCATCTAACAAGATTGCAATCGAACGTGCAGAGACCTTTGATTCTTTCTGGGAGTCTAAGTATGCTGACGGAACATTCTTCATCAAGTACATCGGTAAGGAATGGAAACCACAGACTGCCAAGGTTGAGAAGCTTTTTGCAGATGCAGGTATTCACATCCCTACACAGGACGACTGGAAAGACCTGGCACAGAATGTAATGCGTTTTGGTTTGTACAACCAGAACCTACAGGCTGTACCACCAACTGGTTCGATCAGCTACATCAACAACTCAACCAGTTCGATTCACCCAATTGCATCACAGATTGAAATTCGCAAGGAAGGTAAGATGGGTCGTGTTTACTACCCAGCACCATACCTAACGAATGACAACCGTCAGTACTTTCAGGATGCCTATGAGATTGGTCCAGAGAAGATTATTGATGTCTATGCTGCTGCAACACAGCACGTTGACCAGGGTCTATCTCTGACACTATTCTTCAAGGATACTGCAACTACTCGTGATGTAAACAAAGCACAAATCTACGCATGGAAGAAGGGCATTAAAACAATTTACTACATCCGCATTCGCCAGATGGCTCTAGAAGGCACTGACGTTTCAGAGTGTGTAAGCTGTATGCTATAGGAGGATATATGAAAGCAATTACACGTCCAGTAAACTGGAACAAACTAGAAGATCCAATTGACCTTGAGGTATGGAACAGACTCACAGCCAACTTCTGGCTACCAGAGAAAGTTCCACTAGCCAATGACGTACAGTCTTGGTCAACATTGAGAGATGAAGAAAAGCTTCTCACAATGCGTGTGTTCACAGGACTCACACTCCTTGACACAATCCAGGGTACAGTTGGAGCAACAGCACTACTACCAGATGCACGAACAATGCATGAGGAAGCAGTTATTACTAACATTGCATTCATGGAGTCAGTACACGCTAAGTCTTACTCAAGCGTATTCTCTACCCTCACTTCTTCTCAGGAAATTGAGGATGCATTCCGATGGAGTGAGGACAATCCTTACTTGCAGAAGAAGGCTGAGATTGTACTAAAGTACTACCGTGGTGACGACCCACTAAAGCGTAAGATTGCATCTACTTTGCTAGAGTCATTCTTGTTCTACAGTGGATTTTATTTGCCAATGTATTGGTCAAGCCGTGCAAAGCTTACCAACACTGCTGATCTGATTAGACTTATCATTCGTGACGAGGCTGTTCATGGTTACTATATTGGCTACAAGTTCCAATTGGCATTCAATGAAGAGACTCCAGAACGCCAGGAAGAGGTTAAGAACTACGCTTACGAACTTCTTATGGAGCTGTACGAGAACGAGATTAAGTACACTGCTGACCTTTATGATGGCGTAGGCTTGACTTCAGATGTAAAGAAGTTCTTGCACTACAATGCAAACAAGGCTCTGATGAATTTGGGATTTGACCCACTGTTCCCTAAAGACCAGTGTGATGTAAACCCAGCAATCTTGTCAGCACTATCACCAAATGCAGATGAAAACCACGACTTCTTTAGTGGCTCAGGCTCTTCCTACGTTATGGGTAAGCACGAAGCAACCACAGACGACGACTGGGACTTCTAGGCAAACACACAGGATTGGGCAGCTTCGGCTGCCCTTTCTTTTTATACAAACATGGTATAATAGTTTTGTTAGTGATCCGCACTAACTTTAGGAGACAGGAAGATTAAGCGATTAGCATACTCAACATTAGTTGCATCAATAGTCTTGCTTATGGTATTTTGGGCTTCACCTGCTCATGCACAGACCAGGGAAGAATATGACCAAGTAGTAGCTGAAGCAGAGGCTAAAGTTTCTGCTGCTCAAAATGCCCTACAACAGGCAGAGCAAGCGTATCTAGAGGCGGTACAAAGAGGTCAGTCTCTACAGACAGAAATAGATCTTGCACGTCAGGGATTACAGATAGCACAAACAAACTACGAACAATTACTTATGCTTGACCCTAACTGGGTTAGACCAACAAAAGACATTCAGGTATCAGAACAAGTCCCTCACACAGTTCAGGTAAGCAACACCACAACAATCGAAGAAACAGCTTTGATTCCAAGAACGATACAGGTCCCACATACCGAGACTATTCAAACTATTACTCAAGTACCAAGAACCATTGTGGTCCCACATACTGAGACAATTACGGAAGTGACCCAAGTACCAAGAACAATACTAGTTCCACATACAGAAACAGTCAGAGAGGTAACACTAGTTCCTAGAGAAGTTACTACGCTGATCCCTGGTGGGCTTACAGCGAAATCCTATAATATGTATGGATATAATAACGCACCACCTTTACCTGGAGAAAACAGATTAGTATCTACACTTAACGTTCCTAATATTAATTATGATTGGGGTGGCGGACAGATTCTAAACTCAGGACTATATGAAGATGTTATTGTTAATTTTAGTGGAAATATACAGATACCTAGTACAGGCACATATGGATTTTACGCACCAGGCGACGACGGAATTAAATTAATTATTGATAACAATACTATTATTAATGACTGGTACGATAAGGGCGGAGGTGGCTCAACAACATCTCTTTACTTAACAGAGGGTAGCCACACAATAACGCTATGGTTCTATGAGAATGGTGGTGGGGCAAACGTCTGGTTGTACTGGGCAAAGCCAGGGTATGGCTGGGAGATTGTCCCATCATCATCATTTGGAACACAGACAGTAACAGAGACAGTCTACGATGAAGTTGTAACCTATACTGACGTAACGACATACACAGAAGAAATAGTTTATGATCAAGTGATAAATTACATAGATGTGATAACATATACAGAAGAAGTTGTTTATGACGAAGTCATAGAATATACAGATGTAACTACATATACAGAGGAAACCGTATACGATTCGGTAACAACGTATAGGGATGTAACCACATATACGGAAGAAGTTATTTACGAAACAGTTTGGCACACAGAGACCGTTCCTGACATGGATGCTGTACAGCCAGAGATACAGAACCCAGAGCTACTCCTGATTGTAAATGAAAGACAAGCCAATTTAGATAGTGCTACTGACGCTCAAATTGAAAACTCAAGTATAATAGAAGTAACGTCACAAAACGTATTAACTAAACAGCAGGAGTTAAATGTCGCTCAATCAGAACTGGAAGCCATTCCACCATTCAGAGAGTTACCACCTACGCCTGAGAAGACCACGGAACCTACTCCAGAGCCAACAGAAAATGTCATTGAACCGCTACCTGAACCAGAGCAAACAAGTACCCCAGAAGCCCCCACAACAGCCGTAGAACAGGCACAGGCAGAGTTAGAGCAACGTGCTGAACAAAATGACACAGGAGTTTTACCATATACATTAGCAGATGCAGTAACAGAAGTTCAAGCAGAAGAAGTATTAGCAGTCCTAACAGACCCCACAGCCCTTGCTGAGGCGTTTTCAGAAGGGGTAGGACAAACTGTAGCCTTTGTAGGAGAGCTACTTACAGATCCAGGCAAGGCAATATCAGCAGTATTGGAAAATGTATCTCAGGCAGGTCTAGATATGACAGACGACCAGCGTGAGAAAGCACAAGAAGTCATCGTGCCTGTGGTAATCGTATCACAAATTGCAAGCATGATGGTAGGGAGAATAAAATGAAACTAATTAAATCAATATTCAAATGGATTAAAGAAGTACTAAAAGAGAGTATCAATCAGGTATTCACCCTACTAGGGTTTTTCATCGCATGGCTAACTCTTACAGGGTCTGCTAGAGATATCGTGGGTATGGCAATCATTTGGTCAACAATCATTTGGCTAATCACAATCAATCTAAGAAAAGATAAGGAGGACAAATAATGAACTACGCAAAAATCGCAAAGCGTATGCTTGCACTCTTCATCGTTTCAGCATTGACAACTATCGGTGCTGGTGCTATCATTGGTATTGACACATTACAGACTGCTATCCTAGCAGGTGTTATGGGTATTGCTAATGTAGTTGAAGACCTTGCTCGTGGCTACCTAAACGACGGAGAGCTATCAGACGAGGAAATCGATGCAGCATTCGTAAACAACACACCAGAAGAAGACTAATATCTTCTTGACAAGACCCTTTCTAGGCTGTATAATAGATACATAACCTAGGAAGGGTTTTTGTTATGACGATTGAACACAAAGATTTCTCTATTGAAGAATCAAAAGAAGCCATTGAGTGGCTTTACGTGGGTATTGAAAAGGGTTGGATTACAGAGGGTTTCTGTATGACACACGATGGAGATCCATACATGACTGCTGAAGAAGAAGCAGAGTGGGAAGATGGCGGAGACCCATGTTGCCCTGTAGTAAAATGGCTCGTATAATACTTGACAAACAAAATTAAATAGCGTATAATAAATATATTAATACCGCATTACTGGTAAGACTACTGCAGAAAAGCTTATTGGGGATGTGTGAGGTCATGACTCTGACGAAGGTAGGCGTTGTTGTATCCTACCACTTTGATCCATAGCTCAACGGCAGAGCAGAGAGCTGTTAACTCTAAGGTTCCTGGTTCGAATCCAGGTGGGTCAGCGATGGTCTAATCAGCCAATCAACTTACTTAGTATGAGTCAACAATCTAAGCGGTACTACTCTGTCAATGTAGACGCAAGCGTAAGCGGAACAAACTTGGTATGCACACCAGAATTAAGAACGTGCCAGAGGTGCGGAGGATGATTGCTCCAGAACCTCACATGGCTTCGTAGCTCAGTTGGTTAGAGCACCACCCTGTCACGGTGGGGGTCGTGGGTTCAAGTCCCATCGGAGTCGCTGTGAGTGATTGGTCCCTCGTCACTCTGGTAACTGCGGATAGTATTTCGTTGCTATTGCAAGGGACATGCCTTGTTAGCTCAGTGGTAGAGCAATCGCCTTGTAAGCGATAGGTCGTCAGTTCAATCCTGACACGAGGCTCCAGGGGTCTTTAACTCAGCTGGTAGAGTGCCACCTTTGCAAGGTGGAAGTCGTGGGTTCGAATCCCACAAGATCCACACGCCCCCATAGTTTAGTGGTCAGAACCCCAGGTTTTCATCCTGGTAGCAGGAGTTCGATTCTCCTTGGGGGTGCTTTGTTTTATCGTGTATAATTATATAGAAGGAGATGATGCATAATGGCAAAATCACAATACCCAGTAGATGGGAAACCAGGCAAAGCCTGGAAGGTTACTTCGCCTTTTGGTTGGAGAATGCACCCAATTAAGAAAGTAAAGAAGCATCACAATGGTGTGGACATTTGGCAAGGAGGGGCGACAACTTATCTTGAGGCATGTTTTGATGGCAAGGTAGTTGCAGTTAAGCCTAACAATGATCCAAACTCAGCAGGACACTCAATTATTGTCCAGTCAACCGTTATGGGCAAGAAGGTCACATGGACCTACTTCCACATGGTTCCTGGCTCTATTAAGGTTAAGAAGGGGCAGAAGATAGAAGCTGGAACAATCGTTGGTAAGATGGGTGAGTCTGGTTTCGCAACAGGTAAGCACCTTCACTGGGAGATCTGGGCAGGTCACCTAAAGGGTCAGCCAATGGCTGGGTTCAATACAGGTAAGGGCTACTACGACCCAATGAAGTTCATGGAAGCAACTATTGCATGGGAGAAGGCAAACGCAGAAGCAGTTAAGCCTACACCAGAAGATGCTCCTGTAACTGTAGCACCTACTCACTCAGTGCCAGAAGTTCCAACTGTAGCAGTGCCAGAAGAGGCAAAGGTTGTAGACCCAGCAGAGATTGCTGAAGCACCTAAGCCAGCAGCACCAGCAAAGATGGCTTATCCTGGTAAGTATATCAAGATTGGCTCTAAGGGATCTGCTGTTAAGTACCTACAAACAAAACTAGGTCTTGAGGCTGATGGGGTATTTGGTCCAGCAACAGCAAACGCAGTTAAGGCTCTTCAGAAGAAGCACAAGCTAGATGCTGACGGAATCGTTGGTCCAAAAACTTGGTCAAAGTTAGGCTAACCTAAGTAAAAATCGTTGAGTACCTCCTTTTATGCTGTACAATGGTGTAGAAGGAGGTCACTCATATGACTAAAGCACAATTCCCAATCGATGGGAAACTAGGGAAGGACTTCAAAGTTACTTCCTATATGGGGTGGAGAATCCATCCAACTAAAAAGGTAAAGAAGTTTCACACTGGTACTGATATCATTTCAAAGAATCAGCCATGTGTTATTGAAGCACCTTATGATGGCAAGGTTGTCCGTGTCACTCTACATGATGTTAACTATGGAAACTTTGTTATCATCCAACACAAAATCCAGGGAAAGTACTATACAACTTTGTATGGTCACATGAAGGACGGATCAGTTAAGGTTAAGGTTGGTCAGAAGATTACTGCTGGTACTGCCATTGGAAAAATGGGTACTACAGGAGCTTCAACTGGCGTTCACCTACACTGGGAACTCTGTGCTGGAAAGAAGTGGGTATTCTCAAGAACTGGTAAAAACTTTATTGAACCAACTAAGTTCTTTACTAATCTTATTGCACTTGAGAAATCTATTGCTACTGCACCTGTAGAAGCATCAGACGCAGACCCAGTTGCTCCTGCTCCAACTCACGATGACGCTGGTGCTGCTGCTATAGAGGCATCACTAAATGCACCTGTAGCACCTGTTGTTCCTGCGTCAAAGAAATCTAACTTGCCAAAATAGGTAATTTACGCTATAATGGTATAGTCCCCCTGGAATGGTCTGGGGGGATTATCCCTTTAGGAGAGAAAATGCCAACTTATGAATACATTTGCAGGAAATGCAAAGGTAAGATATCAGATGTTAGATCGATAACAGATCCAGAACCAACACACATCTGTGAAACTTGCGGTATTGAGATGAACAAGATTTTTAACATTGGTGCTATCACATTCAATGGTAGCGGATTCTATTCAAAGGACAAGTAATGGTAGAGACAAAAGAGTGGGTACTTCTAGCAACTGATCGTTGCGACGAGCCAATGTGTTATGCACAGGCATATGTTCGTTTGCTTGCCTTAGACGGCTTCCTTGATTTCTGTGGACACCACTATGAGAGACACCTAAAGCTTGGAGCAGGTCCAAAGTTTGACAAGGTATTCTATGAAGTCATAGACGAGCGAGAACGTCTCGTAGAAAATAAGTCACAGGGTGACGATTACTAAATCACTGTATAATTAATTTAGGTGTTGTTATGGAATTTTTGATTGGTACAATTGTAGCCTTTGCTGGCATATACATAGTACGCAAAACAACCTTGTCAAATCGGGCAAGCATTAAAAAGATTAGTTTGCGTTTTTCACAAAGTAAACTATATGACATTACCAAAGATTTAGTATCACTAGATGGACCATCATTCCCACAAAGAAAGCCAAGGCAGTCAACCGAGTTTGAGAAGAAGAACTCAACACGAATAGTTTATATGGACGACCAGGCGTGGTGGATTGAGAACGGTGCATTGGTGGTAGCAGGAATAACTCCAGAAGGAATGATCGACTTTGAAAATAAAAAAGGGGTTGACACATTCACCATGGATAAGGTACAATTAGACAAGACAATTTTTATTGTTGAAAAGTTAACGGAAGGACTTTAGAATGATTGTTGCAATACAAGGCAATCGTAACTTTAACGACTACTCAATCTTCTTGAGAGGTGTAGGCGTTGCTCTGCGTACTCTCAATGAGAAATTGGAGGACCGTGAGTTTATCGTCTACTCGTCTGGACCAAAGAACATTAACGAATTTACTCTTGAGTTTATGAATGTCAATGAGCGTAGCTTCAAGGCATATGGAATCAAGACTAAGTTTATTAAGGTTCCACCAAAGTGGTTGGTTGAACACGTTTCAACTATGGACTTTGTACTTTACTTCGGAGTACCACGAGAAGATCTTCCAGAACTTGTCAAGGTAGCAGAAGCTAAGGACATTGAAGTAGGAGTATATCGCTACTAATGTCTCTAAGCAATAGCGAAAAGTCTTTCCTGTCTGTTGCACGATATATGGCTACTAAGTCATTGTCTCGTCAACGACATGGAGCTATCATTGTTAAAGGTGGTCGTGTAATTGGCACTGGCTTTAACAAAGATAGAAACAATCCTTTTATTGTTTCACCTGAGCATATCAAAACACACTGTTCTGTACATGCTGAGGTTGAGGCTATAAGAGATGCTAGTTGGAACGTAAAGGGAGCTACGCTGTATGTGGCACGAGTTAATCGTCGTGGTAAAGACCAATACAGCAAGCCCTGCAATCGTTGCCAGGTAGTAATTGAAGAAACACAAATCAAAAAAGTAATATACACAGAAGGAGAGAATGATGATTGATTCTCTTGAAGTAATGGAGCAGGTTGTAGATAACAATGATGCTCTATCATGGGATGGCTGGACAGTTATTGAAACTAAGTCATCTCCTACAGCATGGATGTCCCCCGAAGGTGCTTACCAGAATGGTAAGTGGGTAATTCGTAAGCGATACGAATGGGACAATGGCTGGAATATTCCTAGAAAGTTCACACGAAATGAGTCGCAGAGATGAATGGAAAAACGAAGCAGCCTGTGAGGGCTGGGACGTTAATATATTCTTTGACAAGTATGAAGAAGATCCAGAACTCAGACCAGCAGTGGACGAGTATTGTCAGGACTGTCCAGTAGCCAGGATGTGTTTTGCATCTGGTGTCAGCAACAAAGAATACGGAGTTTGGGGTGGCGTTTATCTTGAAAAGGGTAAAATCTCTAAAGAGTTTAATAGTCATAAAACCAAACAAGACTGGGGCAAGACCTGGGAAACACTAACAACGGATAAGGAATAAAATGTATACAGACGAAATGGCTGAAGCATTCCACGCTATCACACCACCAAATGGCTTTAGCGTGGACTTATACGACAACGGTCACTTTATCACAATTGTGGTAGATCCAAAGACCATAGTCGGAATCTCTGAAGAGTATGGACAAGAGATTGTTACATATATCAACAGTGTCAAGAAGGCACTGGAGAGCTTTGGAGCACTTGTGCTAGTTTCTAGAGATGAAGTAAGCGAGTAAAAATATGGACATCTCATTCCTGCTTAATGCAGTAGCTTATGTTTTTCTTGCTGGGCTAGTAATCTATCTTGTCATTAGAAACATAAGACTAAGAGATTACATAGCAACAAACTCGGTTGATTTTCTAAAACTAAAAGTAGAATCACAGCACAAAATTGAATTCTTGCAGAATGAACTTAACAAGAGAGAGAACGTCTCAATTGAACAGACAGATGGGTTTGTTAAGTTTATTTCTGATTCAAGAGAATGGGCATTCGATTACATTGAGAGTGTTCAACAATCCATTCAAGAATTGCAGATAGCAGTTGAGAGTGGATATCCAACAGAAGAGAAGTTGGCTAAGTTATTTAGTCTTCTTCCAGAAAACAAGGAGAAATAAAATGGATAAGAAGCAACTAGTAGCACTACTTGCATCATACGGACGTAGCCTTCTGGCTGCAGGAATCGCACTATACGCTGCAGGTGTAACTGACCCAGGTCAGCTTGCTAATGCTCTATGGGCTGCAATCCTCCCAGTAGTCATTCGCTACGTCAACCCAAACGACCCAAGCTTTGGACGACTTCCAAAGGTTGAGGAGGTAGTTGAGGCGGTATCAAAGGCAAAGGCTCCTGCTAAGAAGCCAGCAACCGCTAAGGCTCCAGCCAAGAAGACTACTCCAAAGAAGTAGTATAATAGTACCAAGTACGTAGATTTTCCGCATGGACGCTACCTTGGGAAAACATCCTGGACATGATGTCAAACTGTCCTTTTCAACTTTTATATGATAGAATAGAGACATGGAACAATTACTTTCACAACTTAGAGTCCTCCTAGCAGACAACGTTGCACTAGGAATGAAGGCTCACGGATACCACTGGAATGTGGAATCAGATGATTTTGCACAGCTTCACGAGTTCTTTGGAGAAATCTACGAGAACTACGACGGTGCTACAGATACATACGCAGAATGGCTTCGTATGCTAAAGGCATACTCACCATACAGACTTACAGACTTCTTTGACCTATCCACAGTTGGAGAGAACGTTATCGTAGGAGATCCAGAGCCAATGCTTGCTGATCTTTACAATGAAATTGAAATTCACATTGCAAAGCTTATTGAGGCTAGTAATGTTGCTAACGGTCTTGGAGAGTTTGGTCTTGCCAACTTCCTTGCAGACCGTCAGACAGCCTCTCAGAAGTTCTGCTGGATGCTTCGTGCAAGCATTGAGGTAGAAGACTAATGCCATACCGTGTTGGTGCTAAGGGTACTAATGGCTGTGGTGGATACCCAGTCGTAAAAGAAGATGGAGAAGTTGTAGGTTGTCACGCAACACGTGCAGAGGCTGATGCCCACCTACAGGCACTATATGCCAATGTTCCAGATGCTGAAAAGTCAGAAGTAGCAGGTGCAAACCCATCCTTCACAGTTGATCCTAAATATCCAGGGGTAGGTATTAGACGACCAAACAGTGGCACTAGTAGATTTAGAAGTTCTATAGAAAGTAAATACGGTAAAAAGCCTAAGAGCAACCGTAGAGGGCGTTCTGGAGACGCTACAGGCTCAAGTGGGTCAATCTCCAGTGGTGGACCTGGTGGATCAATGGGATAATTCCCTTGACAAACACCCCAACTTACTGTAAAATATAAGTATCAAATCAATCGCATAGGAGAGACATGCACGAAGACTTATGGAGCGTTATTTTTAGCCCAGAACACGTTGTAGCAGAATTATTCTGGAATGGAATATTTTTTGCTGGTGGTTTTGTGGTATCACGATTCAGAGCATACAAAAAGATTCACAAGTACATCGATGACAAGCACGGTGTAAAACACGAGAAAGATGAATACTAATGTTGAAACCATTGGAAGATCGAATCATTATAAAGACTGAGGGAGATAAAGAGCAGGTAAGTTCATCTGGTCTAATCATTCAGTCTATGAAAGAAACAAAGAATACTGGTGAGGTAATTGCTGTAGGTCCAGGAAGAACTCTTCCTAGTGGCATTCAGCTAGAGCCAGATGTTGCCGTAGGCGACAAAGTTCTTTTTAACCCACTAGCCACACAGACACTAGAGCATGACGGTCAGGAATATCTGATTGTGTTCTCTAGGGACATTTTGGCGGTACTAGAATCAGTAGGAGAATAACATGAACGAGAACAGTACTCAGATTATTAACAATTACCACATTGATGCAATGAGCCTAGTTGGTACACTAGCTGCTCAAGAGCAGGAAAAGATTATTAACGCACTTAAGGCTGCAAACGTATTGTTTAGCGACAACGGTGAGCTTTTTGCTGTAGCATATGATAACTGGGCAGACCGTGCTGAAGAAGGACACGAGCCAAAAATTTCATTGAAAAAGGTAGGCTAATGACTACTTATATTAAGTCAATGCCAGAGCCTATTAAAGTATTGGATAAGGGATATGTACGTTTGGTTGATACTCTTGGGGACGATCTATCTGTCGTTAACGCTGCACGTGTATCTTACGATAAAGAGGTTGCAGAGTTTGGACCCAAAGACGAGAAGCTTATTGGCTTTCTCATTCGTGAAGGGCACACGTCGCCATTCCGTCATGCAGCACTCACGTTTGAAGTCTACGCACCTCTGTTCGTAGCACGTCAGTGGTGGAAGTATGCTGTAGCATCAACACATGTAGACGAGCAGAATGGATGGAACGAGAGTTCACGTCGTTACATTACTGAGCAGGAAGAGTTCTACGTTCCCAGTGCTTCATCGTGGCGTAGTAAGCCTGAGAACAGCAAGCAGGGTAGTGGAGAGCCACTGGACTTTACCATTGGACACTATTACACCAACAAGCTAAATGATATTATCAATGAGGGAACTCGTCTATATCACGAAGCTATGGATGCTGGTATTGCACCAGAGATTGCTCGTCTGTTCCTACCTGCCTATGGCATGTATGTACGCTGGCGTTGGACGGTATCGCTACAGGGAGTACTCACATTCCTTGAACAGCGTATGGAGCATGATGCACAGGTAGAGATTCAGCAGTTTGCTTTTGCTGTCAAGGACTTGGCACATGAAGCATTCCCAGAAACATTTAAGGCACTACACGTATGATTATTGGATTAAGCGGATACGCACAAACAGGCAAAGATACTGTAGCACAGCATCTTGTAGAACGCTATGGATTTACACGCATTGCATTTGCTGATGCCATTCGTGAAGCACTCCTGGCACTTGACCCATTCGTTCCAGACTATCCTGGCGTTCCAGGCGTAAGGCTATCTTGGATAGTTGAAAGGGCTGGATGGGAAGTTGTGAAGCAGGAGTCACCAGAAGTTCGCAGAATGTTACAGCGTTTTGGTACAGAGGTTGCAAGAAACCAATGGGACCAAGACTTCTGGGTAAATGTTGCAATGAGCAAGGCTTATGGTATTGCTAATGTTGTTATCGCAGATGTTCGCTTTCCAAATGAATATGATGCAATCAAAGCTAACGGTGGACAGGTGTGGCGTGTGAACAAATTGAATCACAAGCCAGCTAATGATCATCCATCTGAGATTGCCCTAGACGGTCACCAGTTTGATTGGAACGTCCCAAATTATGGAACCCACGAAGACCTATACGCTATCATAGATGGCATAATGAAGTCTTAGTGAGTTCGCCCAGGTAGCCTAATTGGTAAAGGCAGCACTCTTATAAGGTGACGATAGTGGGTTCAAATCCCATCCTGGGTACTAGCCCTCCATAGCTCAGGGGATAGAGCAGAGAACTTCTAATTCTAAGGTCGTTGGTTCGATTCCAACTGGGGGGACTTAATAAAGATCAGTATTTACTGGGTCATACTTAAATTTACCAGCAACATATGTTGCTTTAGTTTGACCAGCATCGTTTGAGTAGAAGACCATACAGGACTCTCCACCACCAGCTTCACCAAACTGCATACGGAATGGATAGTATTGTCCAGCCGTAAGGTTAACAGATACATTAGACCCAACTGATCTAGCACCATGTGCACCACCATTGTCTACAAGGGCATTAGATCTAGTGTAGTTGCCGTGCTTTGCATTGTCACCCATCCACAAGAACGAGCAGTCATCGGAGATTGTGTAGAAGTTATAGTTTCCAGTCTCAGGAGCAATAAACCATCCAGTCCACTGAAGGCTATATGCTTCATCGTAATTTAATTGCTGTGCACCAAAACCACCAAAGGTATCAACCAATACAGAAGTTCCATAATTGTTGTCCGCAATGCGTGGATGATTGTCAAAATAAGTAACGTCATCATTCATATAGCCAGCATGTTTAGTTCTATAAAGACCATCTGTTCCATATCCAGAAGCCACTACAGTTGGAGTAAGAGTAACAATAGTAGCTTTGTTGACGTGATCAGCATTGCCATTAATATCCATTGCACCATACATGTATCCAGAACCAGGTGTTGGCAATTGAATCTGTGCCAAAGTAGGGTCTGGTGGAACAGGTGGGGTAGACGGACCAAACATAAAACCAGAGGCACTAGCACCTCTAATAAACATATCTCCTGGATTAGATATGTATCCCATGATTACTTCCTATTACCAGAAGTCTTTAGAACGTATAGAGTAATCCAGTCATCAGCAAAGGCGTAAAGTTCGTCATCTGGACCAAGAGAAAGTGATAATGACATTCCATCAAGAAGCTTGATTCCATATGTCTCTTCCTCCCACATGTGACGATTACCAATATAGGCAGTGATTCCGTTACCGTTGATGTTCTGAACGATTACTTCGCATGGAGAATTTGGGGCATTGTTGATATCAACGATAGGGTAAACTCCATCATTACCGACGCTGACGTTTGATTGAAAAGTAGACATGCTTATATTATAGCATAACTATTTATCTGATAATTGTTTCCATGCCCAGGAAAGCACTTCAGCAGCTACAACATCATTGGAAGAGTCCTTTTCCTGGATAAGAGTTCTAAGATGTTCAAAGATTCTTACACGTTCCTGGAGAGCAGACATTCTCATTAGTTCATCAATATCAAGGTCTGTCCTTTTACGCATGGCAACCAGGTCTTCTTCAAGTTCTGAATAATAAGACATATAAACATTATACCATTATAAAAGAAAAGGTCCCATTTCTGGGACCTATTTCTATTCATCGTAATAGTCTTTATAATGTTTCTTGACTCTATCTGTCCACCAGACTGCGAGGGCAAGGATGGCAAAACCAATTATTCCTACTAATAGCTCTAACACTATTCCCCCATAGCAATCTCTAGGGCAAGGAGTTCAAGAACTTCCTGGTCAATCTTGCCATCATTATAAAGTGTTTTAACAGACTCAAGCATACGGACACGCTCGTTGATCTTTGTTTCGTTAATCTGCTTTTCGTGAATTTCTCGTAGATTCTTTAGTGTTTCACTTAATGAAAGTGTTGCGGTTGATTCCTGCAAGGTATCCTGCCTTCCATGCTTCGCCTTCTTCTTTAGAAGGGGTGTGTTCCAATGACATTGCCCATTTGAGCATATCTTCTTTTGCTTTTGCCTGGAGCTTTTCCATAGCTCTCTTTACGGCTCTACGTTCTAGTCTAGACATAGTAATCCAATCTCTTAGTACATCTATTATACCAAAAGATGATTGACAAATCAATAGTCAACGTGTATAATTATAGAGTAACGAGACGACGCTTGGCAGGATCAAACATCTTAGGACGTTTCTTAAATGCCTTACCATTCTGTCGGTCTGAGTTACGGATCCCTGATCCTTTACCTTTTTTAGCAGCCATATAGAAAGTATAACACATGACAGAACGATGGGAAGAGCTTTACGGAAAAGCCCTCAAAAGCATCAAGATTGAAAACCCAAGCATGGTACAGCAAATGATTATCAATACAGCAATTCTTGACGGTGTTCGTAAAGAACGCAAACGTATCTCAGATTGGATTGAGGAAAATCGCAGGTATATTGAGATTGATGAAGGTGTTGGTATCTACCGTGATAGCTTTGACTCTGAATCACTTCTAAAGTTTATTAACCAGCCTATTGACAAAACAGACGACAGCCTGTAAAATAGATATATAAGGTCCATTAAACGAGAGAGAACGTATGCAAACCTTTTTACCTTACAAAGACTTCGACAAGTCTGCACAAGCACTAGACAGCAAGCGTCTTAACAAGCAAATCCTAGAGTGCTACCAAATCCTCAAAGTTCTATCCAATCCAGACCCACGTGCTGGATGGCGTAACCACCCTGCTGTGAAGATGTGGCGTGGCTTTGAGCACAAGCTGTTTGACTACACCATGGCTATGGTTAAAGAAGCAAATGTACGTGGCATTAAGACTGACAAGAATATGGAAAATCTTACCAACCTTCTTAATGTCAACGGTATTGACTGGAGCTTTGACACTCCAGAGTGGTACACCAATGACATTACTATGCAACGTCTTACCACTACACACAAAGCAAACCTATATAAGAAAGACCCAATCTATTACTTTGACTTTTACAGCTCAGTAGCAGAGAGCAACCCATGTTGCCCTAATCGTAAAGAGCCATGCAAGTATTACTGGGTAGCACACGAGGAAGCAGCATAATGAACATCGAAAAGATTACTAAGAAGATTGAGAAGTTTGGCGAAGAAAGTTATGAAGAGGGCTACAGCATTGGATGGGACTCTGGATACGATGCTGGCTATGAGTCTGCTTTTAATGAGGGCATTGAGGAACACAAACGAGCAATGACTTTCAGACTTAATTCTCTTTTTGATACATACATGAAGACTAACAAGTTTAAGGATGCTCAGAACATTAAAGAGTTGATGGAGTATCTTGGCTGGGAGTTCGATCCAGAAGCATTTGACCGTATTATGAATGGTGAAGACCAGTAAAAGCTCGGCGGTAAAATAGAGGAACAAAACGCTTGACAAGCAAGCGACTATACCTTATAATAGATATATACCAAACAAGGAGACAAAATGACTGAAGACGAACTACTTGAAGAATACGAAATCTTTATGGAAGAGTTCCAACCTACCATTTATGAGGTTACTGAAGAAAACCGTGCTATCGTAAAAGAGATCGATCCAAGTCTTGTTTGGACCTATCACTCCACCTGTGAAAACGATATGCTTTCTCCAGGCTTTAGTGAGTATCGCCCAGACAACTGTTGCTGGCATGAACAGGCTTGGTATGTATCTAACAAGCCTTGGGATTCCGATGAATCTAGCCAGTGGATACATATGAGTGCAAGCCTACCTTGCCCAGAGTGCAACAAAGACGGAGAGGGAGAGGGAGACGAGAACTGTGAAGTATGCGACAGCTACGGATACTACACTTTCTACGTAGACTAATATGGAAGAAACTACATTTGAAAACAAGGCTCTGATTCTAGCAGACCTTTGGCTAAACTTTAGGGACGATGAACAGTTCCAGGATTTCATTGACTACAATGACCTAGGACTTCCACTGGCTTATGCACTTGCCAATGGGATCGTAAAGCAAACAGAGCGAGCAACCTCATTTGTTGAAGAGACTTTTATGCTCTTGCTTGCAGGTCTTGGGATTGAGCAGGACACTGGCTTTGACACACTTGACGATATTTTGTCGGGTACAGTAGAAGACTAGAGCATATTATCAATGTCTATATCATAAGAGATACCAAATATATCTAACATAGACATCTTTTGCTGTTTGTCAGCAATTTGATTAACAACTAAATAAAGCTCTTCGCCAGATACTTCTACATCTTCTCCGTTAATGCGGAATGTGTAGTTTCTGTCGGGGAAGATAACATATTTGAATTTATTCACATAACTATTATAACAGGAGAAACAAATGGAAAACAACACAATCAAGCGAGAGTACACCGCATTCTCAACCCACGCATGGCGTAACTGGAACGACAACACACCAATGGTATCGTTCAACATGCAGGACGGTCAGGGTAACGAAGCTACCCAGTTCCTTACCGAACAGCAGGTAGAAGAAGTTATTACCCTTCTTAAGAATGCTATCGTAGAAGCCAAGTCACTGGAAGAACACAAACCATCGGAGCCTACATTGTGGGACGACAACACGCCATTCTAATGACACCACTAGAACAAGAGATCGTAAACCTTAGCAAGATATGGTATAACTTTGTGAGTGTAGACCACCACAAAGACCGTGACTGCCACTGGTATATTGAACAGTACTTTTCTTATGGAGAAGCACCATACTACCAGGCACATCACATGGGATACATTGGTGATATGTTTGACGGTACAAAATGTACAACTCTTGAAGAAGCACAGGAAGAATTACGAGACAGACTAGCATTAGAGATACACAAGGCAAAGATTTGGGTCAATCGTAATCTTGAAGAAATCAAGAAGATCGAAGCAGACAACTCAGATGAAATGTACTTTGGTAGCTCAGAAGAATACGAAAGAATGCTCCACTACTTAAACGGTGGGGAATGGATAGAACGTGAAGAAGTTTCTTAATATATTTAAATGGCGAGTACGCCTAGTCCAGAAAGGCTATGACCTTGGCTGGCAACACGGTTACGAAGCAGGTATGGTTGAAAGACACAACCAGATTGTTGACGTTGTAACCGAACATGTCCACGGTATTGATTGGCTCAAGGAAGACATGTTAACAGCACGAGAGATCGTAAAGGTAGTAAAGAATCACCAACCAGAAAAAGAGGTAATCGGATGGGAGAAGTAAGAGACCTAGTAGAATACTCAGTAATGTTCCAGGACAAGGACCTTCGTAAAACAGGTTGGGTTTGGGATGTAGTTCCTGAGTTAGATGAAATCACAGCAGCTCAACATGTACTACAGTTGTCTACCAAACAGGCAAATGAAGAAGACCTGGAAGTGGTTGCTATGGCTAGAGCCAACAAATCTATCTTCAAAGAAAATGGAATGTACAGGACTATCTATACATCTCAGTTTGAGAAGGTAGATATCCATGCTCCAATTTTCGACGGTATAAAGAATGCCTCGTAATACCTATATAACAAATAACCCTATAGGAACTATATGAACCAAGAAGTCATGTTTTGGATGATTTGGATAGCCCTGATATACCTCATATCAAAGACATAAACCCATATACGGATTTATATCTACCCTCGGATTTAAACCTCTGTACGGTCATCCTAGGGCTATTCTGATAGGGTTTTCCACATAGTTATCCACAGATAAATCTTACTATTGTTGATAACATTTCTCAATAAGAGGATGTTTGGAAAGATATATGGGTAATAGAGCCATTATTAATAGGCTTCGTAATCATTTGCCAAACCCCCATATCCCCCAAACCATATATCACACATATCCCGATTTGTCAAGTATGCATAAAATACCCAATTTGTCAAGCTTTTTTACCAAATTGTTATATAAATTCTTATTGAAAATCATTCTCATTTTGATCAAATATCAAACAAAATGAATAGAAATATGTACAAAATATACAAAAATCAGGGAAAAATAAGCTGTCTTCGTAATAGGTGTTTTATGTATAGTTATATAGGGGATTTTGGGTATGTTTCGTAATACCCTGGCTACCGCCAGCCCTTCGGGGGTAGATCGTAAAGGAGGATCGTAAACCCTATATATACAAACACCATATATACATATACCATATACCTCTGACATTTATCTTATATAGGGGGATTTTGTATATGTTCGTAATGTCAGGCTATTTTGACAAACATCGTA